CCGGAATGTCATTTGGCTTCCAGAAGGTTCAGGATGCGTGGGATGGCAATAACCGCACCATCAAGGAAGCCAACCTGTTCGAGGTGAGCATCCTTGCTGCCGGTGGTCAGACCCCTGCCTACCCTGCGACCCTTGGTCTCACGGCAATCCGCCAGGTCACTGCGCCAAAGATTTGCGTAGAGGCAGAGGCGCTGCTTGCCACCCTAGAAACAATCAAGGCTGGACGAGAACTGTCCGCCGAGGAAGTGGTTGTGATTGATGCTGTCCGTTCCAAGCTCGCGCCAAAGCCTGTGGGGATTGATCCGTCAATCGCCGCAGCGCTGCTCGCGGTCTCGGCGGCAGAAGGTGACGCACTCTAGGTCACGAGCCACTGCCCCACCGCCCTTCGTCGGCGAGTCCGCAGATCAGGTATCCCACCAAGGAGCGCATAAACAGATAGTCCGCCTATGCGCGGAGAAAGGATGCAGACAATGTCTGACATCGCAAAGCTTGCTGACAAGCGAGCGCATCTTTTGGTTGAGGCTCGCGGCATTGCCGTAGAGGCAGCCGACAAGGGAATCGCCCTTGAGGGTGAAGACAAGGCACGCTTCGAGAAGCTCGTTGCTGAGGCTGGCGTTATTGCCGAAGCCCTCCGCGCCGAGAAGGCTTCTGACGAGGCTCGTAAGTCGGCTGACGAGGCTCGCGCCGAGTTCGCCGCTGTTGTTGCTCCAACGGCTCCTAAGGCCGCCACGGATAACGACCGCCTTCGTGCAATCGGTATGGCTGCTGGTGTTGATACTTTCGAGTATCGTGACATCACGACCTCAACCGGTCTCGGAAACCCAGTCTCGGTCTTCAATCGCGTCAATGTGATTGCTGGCCAGATCAACCCATACATCAACCCAGCGGTTGTGAATGTGATCAATGTTGCCACCGGCAACAATGTGAAATTCCCAACGGTCACGGCTCTCGGAACCACGGCTGGTTCAGTGGCTGAGGCAGGCACAATTACGGAAGATGATTTCACTGGTTCGGCTCTGAGCCTGACCCCAGTGAAGTACGCAGTACTTGTCCAGATCTCGGACGAGCTGATTCAGGACGCAGCGTTTGACATTGCGTCGATGATCAGCGAGGCCGCTGGCCAGGAGATGGCGATTGCCCACGGCGCAGCCGCGAGCACCGCTGTCGTAACCGCTGCTGGTACCGGTGGAACGGCCGCAGGCACCGTCGTATACACATACGCCGAGCTGGTCGCACTCCAGTACTCTGTGAAACAGCAATACAGAAACGCCGCGAAGAGCGGTTGGTTGATGAGCGACACGGCTCTCGGCCAGATCCTTGGCACGACTTCGAGCAGCGTGCCGCTCTTCCAGCCAGGTGGTCAGGGTGGCGTTGATCGCCTCCTTGGCAAGCCTGTCTACACGGCTCCTGGCATTGCGGTCCCTGCGACCGGTGCGAAGGCCGTGCTCTTCGGAGATTTGGGGCAAATTTCCACGGTACTCGCTGGTGGCGTGACCGTTGAGGCTTCACGCGAGTACGCGTGGAACCTTGGCCTTGTTTCGTACAAGGTTCAGGTCCGTGGCGCAACTGGGCTTGCACAGTCTTCGGCTGTCAAGTTCCTGAAGAACGCCTAATCAACTAGCTCGGCTAGTGAGTGGGGATGGGGAGCCGCTTCGGCGGCTCCCCTGAACCGCAAGTAAGGAGAACCTAATGCTCGTTCGACTTTGCAAGCGACGCGGTGAATATCCGTCAGGGGCTTTCGTTGATCTGCCAAAGGCAGAGGCGGAGAGCCTCATCGGCTTTGGCTTGGCTGAGGCTGTTGCAGATGTCGACGCAGAGGCACCAACGCGGCTCGTAGAGCGTGCCGCAGTCAAGACCAGCACCAAGACAGCCACCCTGCCTACACAGGCTGTTAGCGTGGCGGAAATCGTGGAGCCAGAGGCGTGAGTCTCTCTGCTGCGGTTGTGACCATTACGACCAGCCCAACGCTGATTGCGACTGGCTTGGTTGGCGCATCGTGGCTCTACCTGCACGCACCAACCGGCGGCAATACGATCTTTGTTGGACCGAGCAATGTGACTACGGCAACCGGATATGAACTGCACAAAGGC